GGGGTCCGTGGGAGTCATCAGACCGCGGCCTTGACGGCGGCGATGACCTCGTCGGGGGTCGGGAGCTTGGACTCGGTAGCGCCATCGCCCCAGATCAGCTTCTCGATGGCGGTCATACCCTTGTTGCCGACGACTGTGGAGTCGAGGGTGACGACACAGGTGGGCTTGTGGCCGGTCACGTTGACCGGGGTGCCCTTGAAGGACCAGGAGAAGGTGATCGCCTCGGGCGAGTCGTTCACCGTGGCGTAGGAGCGCTCAGAAGGAGAAGCGTTCAGGCCGTAGAGCAGGTGGAGCTTGTAGCCGTAGTTGTTCTTCTTCTGGTCGTTACCCTTGATGGTACGGTACGCCAGGCCGAAGGCCGAACGGTCCTGCTGACCGATGACGACCTTGTCGACAACGGCGGAGCCGTCGCACTGGAGCCACTCATCCGGGTAGGTGTAGGCCTCGATCTTGCCCTCGAACGTCTCGGCCGAGGTCAGGGAGAGGTACTTGATGTTGTCGGCGTACAGGTCGGTCTGCTCCGCGCCGCTCGGAGTCTCGGTGACGTTGGTGAGACCGGACCAGGCAACGCCCTTGGCGTAAGCACCGGTGGCCAGGTCGACGGGGAAGAGGACACCGCGGTCCACACCAGTCTCGTAGAACTTCTTGCCCGTCTCGTCCCAGGTCAGGACAGCCATCTATACTCCTTGGTAGATGTTGAACACGTCGTGATGAAGATTGTGCGCCACGAAGTGCCTCTCGAAGGTAGACATCGGCATGGCCGCAAGGGCATCGAGCACCGGCTCGTCGGGATTCCTGCTGATGAGGGTGACCGAGTAGCGCGGTGTGTACATCCAATTAGCGTTGTCGCCGAACTTCGAGTCGGCTCGACTCCGTTCGTACACGATGCACGGGTAGGTGAGCTGGACGGACTCCGGGGGCTGGAAGTAGACGTTCCTCGAGCCCAGCGCCGCGACGAGTTTGTTGTGGAACTCAAGGCGTTGGGCCATTGTACACCTCTCCGAGGTTGAGGATGAGGCGGGGGCGGCGGACCTCCACATTCGTGACGACCCAGCGCGCCCCCATCCACCTCACGTACTTGATGGCGAAGAAGTTCTCCTCGGCGTAGGAGTCGGCCACGATGGAGATCTCGTTGTTGAGGCGGAGATTCTGGATGACCTTCGCCTCTCCGTCGTACTGCTTCTGGGAGCGGTTGACGTCCCCGTAGTACTCCCTCTCCGTGATCTTGTCCTCGAACACGCCGGGAGATGTCTCGACGGCGTGCCCGTAGCCTATGCTTCCGAAGAATCTTGCCATTTTGACCGAATCAGACCGTAGCCTTCTCGATGACGATCGCGGACTTGTACTTGGTCAGCGCGCCCGAGCAACGAGCCTCCAGCAGGTACTTCTGCTGGTTGAAGTCGATGTCGAACTGCTCGAAGAACGAGGTCTCGCCGCCCTTGTCGGAGCCCATGGTGTAGTCCTGCATGTTGACGATGATGCCGAGCAGGTTCTGGGTCTTGCCGGCAACCTCGCGCTTGGCGCCCTCCATGACCTCGACCTCGATGACGTCCGTGACATTCAGGGCGTTGGCAACGGCCTGCTTGGTCTCGTAGACGTAGCGCTGGTTGAGGTCCTTGATCTCGAGCATGTCGCACACGAACTCGTTCGTGGTGAACAGGACCGGAGAACCAGAGCCCTTGTAGAACTTCCGGCTCCGACGGACCGCGTCGATGATGTCGGGAGTCTTGGCGTCCTTGTTGATGAGAACCTTGTGGGAGAAGAGCTCGTCATCCGTCCAGATGGGGCGGATGTTGGCCTCCTTGATCTTGTTCTCGTCGGACACCTGACGACCGTCACCAATCAGGACAGCGCGGGCCAGCTCCTCCTCGAGGGAGTAGCGCAGGTTCTGCTGCATCCAGGCGACCACGTTGAACGTGGTGATGTCGAGGACATCGTCACGGTCGATCTTGGTCTTGTTGTAGACGGTCGTCGGCTCGGTCTTCCGGTTGGCGACCTCGTAGACGACGTCCTTCTTCCGGCTGGCCTTGACATAACCCTTGGCTCGCAGGTCGTCAGCGGTCAGGTTGGACCACTGGGTCTTGACGCGGGAGAACGGCGTGTGCCTGGAACCCTGGAGAACCCTGGAGACCCAGGAGTTCTCGCGCATGACGCGCTGCGGCTCCGGGTCCAGGTTGGTGGCATCCGGGAACAGCAGCTCGGGGTTCTTGATGCCGTAGTCCGCGGCGTGAGCCAGGACGGCGGTGCGGAGCGTCATGCCGGGCATACGAGCCTCGGCGAAGATCTGCTCCTCCTCCGCGTGAGAAAGCCGAGGACCGACGTTGCGCAGAGCGTCGCCCTCGAAGATGTTGGAATGCATCAGAGTATCACCCCCAGAGTCGCCGTGCTCGGCGTCCTCCTCGTAGTCATCGTCTTCGTCAACGTCGTACTCGTCGTCATCGTAGTCCTCATCCTCGTCATCAACGTCTCCGCTGATCTCCTCGATGAGGGCCGCGACGGCCAACCTCTGATCGTCGTCGAGGGTCTCGAGGACGTCGGCAACGGTCATGCCCTCGTCCTCGTCGTAGACCTCGTCATCGTCCATGGATTCTGTATCCTCCGTGATGTCTCCGGAATCGTGCGAGAGCGTGAGGCCTGAGTAGATGATGGCCTCATCCTCGGACTCGGTCCATGAACCATCCGAGTGCTCCAGAGCAACGTTGTCGATGAGAGCCCCAGGATTGGCCCCGGACAGGACCATGGAAACCTCGACGATGTTGCCGTGAATAACGTCAGCCCCTCGCTGGTCGAGGCGGTTGGCGTAAATGGACAGGGCCTTGACGTCACCGTGCTTGACGAGCTCCTTGGCGTTGTCCGCCGCGGGGGTGTCGTTCAGAGCGCAATAGGCGTAGACGCCCTCATCCCTGTTCTCGAGCAGGGCGTGTCCGAGAACGTTGTCGACGGCGTTGTGCCCATGCTGCCACACGAGCGGCACACGCTGGCCGTCATTCTCCTTGAACGCATTATGTTTGATAGTGCGTCCGTCGGAGCAGGTCAGGTCGTTCTTAGTGGCCCAGCCACTGAAGTCGAACTTCATCCTTCTCCTTTGAGTTGGCTCATCGGCGTGCTGAGCACCGACTGTACATCAGGACCGGAGTCCTCAGCAACCCCCTCGCCGTCCAGGGAGGTGTCGCCCATCTGCGGGTTGATGTTCGGGTTCTGCAACTGGTCCGCCTGCTCGTTCGGGGATGGGGGGAGACCTATCCTCGTACGGGCCTCGTTCGGCGTGATGACCTGGTCCCTGAGCATGGTGTCCAGGGATGTGACTATCTGGCTCGGAGGAACGTTCTTGAACGGATCGCGGATGTACTGCACGGCCTGCCCCTGGGTACGCGCGGTCTTCGTGAGGAAGGCCTTGCTCATCCCGTCGGCGAGAGCCGAGAGCACGGGCTCCACAGCCCGGTTCCAATAGTGCGTCCAGACGATCTCTGTCGCAGTGCCCTTGAAGACATCCTCCGAGATCCCCAGTCGACTCATGAGCTCGGCGGTGAGGAACTTGATCTGATCAAGCAGGTTGTTCTCCGCCGGGCGGTTCAGCTGAGTGATCTTCTCGGAGCCGTCGGTGTAGGCGATCCCGTGTCCGCCCTTGCCGAGCTGATCCTCAATGGACTGGATGCGGTTCTCAGCCCGCTGGCGCATGGCCTCGGTCTTGACGACATAGGGGAGCTGGATGATGATGTCCAGCTTGCCTGTGTACGTCTTCTCGTCGGCCAGGTCCAACATGGAGAGCTTGCGGCTCAGTCGCTTGAGGGTCGAGTTCGGCTTGTTCATCACCTCGTAGAGAGGATTCTCAATGATGGCCACCGTGCGCTTCGGCAGGATCACCCGCTCCTTGTTCGAGGTGGCCTGATTGTAGACCTCCACCTCGACGTTCTCGGGGAACCACTGCGTGATCCGCCCGACACGGAGCTGCTTGATGTCGAAGCTGTTGTTCGTCCTCGGATCCAGATCGGACTCGACCGGGACGATGGCGATGACCCCCTCGTCGAACAGCGACAGCACGGCGTCCTGGATGAAGGCGCGTCCGTTCTGGTCGATGTTCGGCTCGAGCATCAGGCAGTCGTTGAGAGCCGAGCGCCGAATCCCGATGAAGGTTCCATTTTGAGCCGTGTCAACATGTCGGATCGGCGTGGCGGACACGTCGATGGCGATCATGTTGAACAGGGACGAGATGATCGACTTGTCGGCTGTCCAACCGAGCGCGAGCCTGTCGGCCCGTACCGTGTAGGATGAGCCGAGGGTCGACCGGCTGATGTCCTTGCCAGTGAAGGCGTTGTAGGCGTGCTGTAATCTGTCTCGCAGTCCTATGACCTCCACCTCCTAGTCGAACATGTCCTTGTTGAGTTTGTATGCGACCCAGGCGTCCATCAGGGCAGCGACCGAGTCGATCTTGTTCTCCCGTCGAGCCTTCAGGAGCTTGCGGTTCCCGTTGGTGTCCTCCAGGGTGATAGCGTTCCCCATGGTGAAGGTCATCATGGACTGGTCGAACAGGAGCTTGCGATCCTCCGCCATGTCCTTGATTTCGCCAAGCGGAACGGACTCCGTCCGGGATCCCTGAATCACCTTCTCGATCCCGAACGGGCCGTTCTCGTTCTCCCAGCGAGTCACGAACTCCTTGGCGTTGTACGGGTCGAACCCAAGACAGCGCACATCGTACTCGCAGGAGGCGACGAACGCCTCGAGGTCCTCGTAGACGTTCATCATGTCAAGAACCGTACCCTCGAGCACCATGAGCGAGCCCTCCTGAAGGAACTCCTCGTACTTCTGACGAGTAGCCCCCGGAAGGCGCAGCATGGTGCGCTCGGAAATGTAGCAGCGCGTCTTGACGCCGAACCTGCCCCGGCTGAGGGGGAACAAGAATGTGAACGCGGTGAAGTCGTCGCCCTGCGAGAGGTCGACGCCGATGGAGCATGGCATACCCCAGAAATCCTGACGATTGTGCGGCAGGGTCTCCTCGTAGGTGAAGAAGTATGTGTACCCCTCCATGGGGATGCCGAACCTCTTGGCCAGAATGTCATTCCTGGCCGCAGGCACGTGCTCCGCCCTTTCGACGTCTCGCTGGTAGGTCTCGTAGGAGACGGTGGCACCGAGATTCGGTTGGGCCTTCAGCCACGTCGACGGATCCGCGACCTC